CCCCCCCGTCGCGCGAATGCGCCCGGCATTGGCAAAGTGCCCCAGTAACCCCAGCCCGAACAGTTTAGAATGATTCCAATGTGCACTGGAAAGGAAAGCCTGCGACATCCTGCCACAGTTTTGCGAGTCGTTCGCAATTGACCCATGTGATCCCATGTGATCCAATGGATTATCAGATCAGCACGGAGCTGATCACAGACCACGGAGGTCCACAATGTCAAAGCGCGAAGCACTCTTTACCGCCATGCGTGGCCGCATCTTCTCGGCCACATTCACCAAAGCCGACGGATCGATCCGTCAGGCATGGGGCCAGTTGATCCAAGACGACCGGCTGGCTGATCATCCCGACACTGTCACGTTTATCGATTTTGGCCTCGGCCAGCCGCGCCGCGCCAAGCTCGATCAGGCTTTCGAGTTCCGGTCCGGCAAGACCGTGTTCAAAGGCTAGGCGCTTCGGCGCCTACCGTCCGGCAGTGTGTGCTGCCGCTGATGAGACCAAAAGGTCGAAACGGTAACCAGACATAACACGGAGGTTGATATGTCTATTTCAAAAGTGATCCTCGAGATCGAGGATGTCGTTAACGTCGAAGTCGAGCGTGAGCACGGACGGGTTGTTCTGTGGGTCTCGAATGAGCCTGCCGAAGCCAAGCCGAAGGCACGGGCCTATAACTTCGGCGACCAGACGCGCGAGCGCGCCATCGAGCTTCTCGAGAATGGCACGTTTACCATCGAGCAGATGGCCGTGTTCCTCGGGTTGAAGAAAGGCTCCGTGCACTCGCTGCTGACGGAACTGCGTCGTGATCATGAGGTCGCGGGCCAGCCAATCGGCGGGCGTCGTAAGACCTACTCGATTGCGAACTAACCGGACACCTCCGGAGACTGGGCCAGCGCAAGCTGGCCCAGTTCTTTGCAACACAACACGGAGAACAGAGAAATGAATATCGTCTTTATCGTGACCACGGACTCGGCGAATGTAGACAAGCCGCCGATGGCGACCGTCTTCACAACATGGAAAGAAACCTGCGGCCATGTCAGGCAATGGTTTCCTGAGATCGAACACCTCGACGTGTTCGATGACGTTATCACCAGCGAAGGTCTGTCTTTTACTAATCGGGCCATGACGGTCGATGTCAAAGTAGGAACACTGAGAGGCCGGGTATGACACAGCAAGATATGATCGAGCTTGCGAAGCAAGCCAAGTTCAAGATCGAGTTTATGGCGCTCATGCTGATCTCGGACCGTAAGGACATGGCGGCTTCCGCCTACGAAGAAGCACTAGCCAATCTCAAGGCGATCATCGGAGAGGAATCATGAGCTTCGATGCGTGGTATAAAGAGTGCGACGGGATAGTATCCCGTCGCCTCGGCGTCGGTGTCGAAGACCTGCCCGACGCGCCTTGGCGGGACTACTACGACGATGAGCTTACGCCGAGCGAAGCCATCGAGTGCGCCAAAGAAGATGCATGGTACGACTATCTAGTGCCCGGCATCCTGTAACCATCGGCCCCCAGCCTCGAGGCTGGGGGCTTCTCTTTTGTCTGTGGCCCCGGCGCCGGCCATATAGCGCGCAGGACGCAGAGCGCGCAGGACGCAGGATTTTTTATTTGCTTACATGGGATTATCTGATATTATCTTAGGACATGGAAAAACACGGAGAGAAAGCCATGCTGTCAAATGTTTCCAAAATGCCGGGCAAGTCTATATCCCGGTCCGCATTCCGTTGCGGTGTCGGTAGTAAACTTGCCGAGGTGCCGGGTTCGGTTTGCTTTGATTGCTACGCGCGCAAGGGCATGTATCGCATGCCGAACGTGGTGAACAAAATGGAAGAACGCGAAGAGTTCTTCCACGCTATCGATTTCGTGCCGCGCATGGTCGCCATGCTGAATCGGACACGCGCTCCCGAATTCCGCTGGTTCGATTCCGGCGACGTGGAAGACGTTCGCATGGGGCTGAATGTTCTGGACGTATGTGAGGCCACGCCGAACAAGCGCCATTGGATACCGTCAAAGGAATATCAAATCTGGGCCAAGGTTCTGAAGATCCGCAACCTGCCCGACAATGTCACGTTGCGGATATCGGCCCCGATGGTAGACGGACCACCACCGAAAGCCTGGCAGAACACTAGCACAGTGACTGCCGGCGATAACATCACGGGCCATGAATGCCCGGCGCCAGAACAAGATGGCAAATGCGGCCCGTGCCGCGCCTGTTGGGACCGGTCGGTCGCCAATGTCACCTACCACAAGCACTAGAACGGTTCTCCGTGGAAAGGGAACGACCTATAGGTCGTTCCCTTTTTCCGCTGACGCCGCGTCACTGCCCTCGGGCGCAGCACGCAGGGCGCAGGGCCATCGATCATGGGCCACGGCGCGCAGGGCGCAGGGCGCAGCGCCGATATCACCATACCACAGGGCCGCAGGACGCAGGACCGAGAGCCGCGAACCGTGCAACTCGGGCGCTAAACCCCCGTCAAACAAAAATACAAGGCCGGTCGGCGGCTCGTGGACCAAGAAAAAACTGACACCACCACAGCGGGAATGCCCCAAATGCCAAGCAATCTGGGATTTTGAGATGGTAAAGCGGTCATTCTTGGTAATTTTTAGTTCAGCCCATACCGGCACACCATCCATGCATAGATATACGTCGGGCATCCCCTCGCCAGCACGGTTCTCAATCCGCTGGCAGTGGGTCTTTTTCGGTAACTTCTGCCTCAAGGAGTTCCATAGCTGGCGTTCTGTCCGAGGCATCTTCAACCCTCTTCATATTGTCAAAGGCATGTGGGTGCCGCTTGCGAAGGTCGTCGAGTCTGGCGACGATCTCTTCTCGCGACAGTTGGTCAAGCTGGTGGATGTGCTGTTGCTCACGCCGGTCGATGGTCAGACCACCGAGAGCGGATCGAATCTTCTCGGCATTGATAGCGGCAGAGAATTGACCAGACTCTTCTGCCCCGCGCGACAGTTCGTCGAGACGTTTCAGTTGTCCGATCAGCGTGACGCCGTATTTGCGCTCCCGTTCTTCACGCAGTTCTTTGATCAGGTCGGTGACCAGCGGATAGGATTTGCCGTCGAGCAGTTTGTAGGCGTGTTGCTTGGCGGCGTCGGGCGAGTAGCCAGCCAGCCGAGCACACTCGGCATTACTGTACCGCCCCTCGACGTAGTACCTAGCAAACTCTCGTTGCCTGTTGGTCAGGCCAGCGGTCTTCTTTGGCAAGGTAAGCCCCCTATAGCTTTTTCTGTGGGTTTTTGTTTTTCAAAAGGGAAAAGTCGCGCGCGTCGGACTCGCACCGTAGTGAACGTAGTGAAGTGTAATGAGATTTTCTTAATAAAAACAACACTCATTACGCTCACTACGCTCACTACACCATTTCCCAAAAATTTTTTCCAAAAAGTTTTTCTCACAGAAAAAGCTATAGGAGCCGACACACATGCATTTTTCTGTTTGCATAACATGGGATTGTGTGGGATAACTTATCTCATGAACTCGGACACCACATGGGATTCCCCCACAATAAACCACCAAGGTCCGAGGTTCAAGCTACATGGAGGTAGGAATGAAGAAGCAGAATAACATCATCGCGGACCTTGAGTCTCGTACCGAGGCACTGGGCGGCATTGCTCGTGTCGAGCGTTACACATTCATTCGCGAGGCGATTGTCGATATGAAGTTCGGCCATTGTAGCCTGATGGTCAGCATTGGTCCAAAGGGTGCGATCAAATACTGTTCGTGGTTCTTCATGGATGCGAACGGACAGTGGTCCGTCCACCATGACGAGAAGTCCTTCACCGGCAAGCGCAATGGTGCAGAGGTCGGTCGGTTCTTCAACCTGATGCAGAGATATGCAGTGAAGGAGGCGGCGTGATGAAAACTTACGAGGTGACAATCCGCGCAACGGTGACGAAAACCTACGAGGTTCGGGCCGTGAATGAAGAGTCAGCGGAAGATTTGGCAAACGATATGTTTGTTGTTTCCTACGAAGGCGGCGTCTCTGAAAGATACGCACAAGACACACTGGACGTAGAGGAGATTGTGCAATGAACAAGGTAGAGTTTTCGGCGGACACTGGTGCGCCACGGATCATCATCCAAGCGAATCCGACATGGGAAGCGTGGGTGGATATCTGCGAGGCCGTGTGGGTCACGGCCTTGGAGGGTGGGTGCAATTACTGGATGGACGATCTGAAGTACGATCATGATCGTCCGTGGGTTCCGTGGAAGCACAGTCAAATGAAAAGCAATATGGTGCGGGAGTGGCGCAAAGATATTCCCAAGCTGGACATCAAGAACGGCAACCATTGCATTCGCAACTTCCCGATCAAGGTCTACCACAATGCGGATGACTGGGAGTCCGGCGAGTCCGAGATCACCGAGGGTATGTCATTCGAGGTGATCACGGTGGGCATCAACAATCTGCCGCCCGAGGTCAAGCTGTCGATCATGAACCCATACACCTGTGACATCGACGCCGAGATTGCGGACCAGATCGTGCAGACAGGTTTGTTCGGGAGTGCGGTCTATGGTTAAGCGCGTGAGAGTGGCACCACCTTGGGTGCGTGGCGGTGCAAAGCACGGCAGTCCAAGGGACCGTGGTTTGGCGGACAAATACTACGGTCGGCCATACAATCCGCATTGGCACTGGTACAGCGATCATGGCTGTCAGGTGGTGGAGTCCGAGCACATGAGTGTCGAGGAGATCGGCGAGTACAACAAGGGCTACGGGATCGAAACAGGCGAGAAGGTCTGGTTCGAACCGGAGCCACGGATGGAGGATTGAAATGACGAGGATCATTGAGGCCGAGTATCAGGTCCAGACGACACAGTTCTGGGAGGTCAAGCACATTGAGGACTGGCCTGCTGACGAGGAGGGT